TTGGCACAATGCCAGCCGCAGCCGTCATCAGGCCAACCACAGCGCCCGTAAACTCAGTGAACGCCATCTTTGCCGCGTTCTCATCCGGCTCGACCGTGCTGTCCGTCTCAACGTCAATGCGGAACGAGCGCAGCGCATCATTACGGAGAAGGGCCTGCACTTCCTCCCATGTCGGCTCCGCCATCAGTTCCAGCATCGCTGGGTCGGGAGCCAAGCCGGGCGGAATAGGCATCCCCGACTGTTGCGCTTGCTGAATCAGCGGCATGATTTGCTCAATCTGATGCTTTTCCGCCGCCGTCAGGAGCTTAACGTTCGTCATGGCCTTCAGCGTATCAATGCTGAAATGCTCTGCAATAATCTCTGCCTTGAGCCGGATAGCGTCACGGCAAAACCGTTGCAGATCGCGTTGCCGGTCTCGGACGCGGAGCGACCCCCACTGGCCTTTGAGCCGTTGAGCCGTTGCCGTCTCGTTCGGGTTGCTTTCACCCCGGATGATGTCTGACAGGCCCGTAATCTGGTAAATGTCGTTCAGGACTTGCGAGCGGGCTTCATAACAGCCTTGCAGCACCTGAATGACCATATCGACCGGAACCCACTCGATAAGGCCGCGAACGCCGCCCTTCTCTTTCCACAGGTCGATCGTGTCGATAGGGATTAGCTTATTCTCGTTCCCCGGCGCGAACACAAGCTGAAGCTCTCGGTTGGCTTCACCGGCATACACACCCACCATCCGCAGCGCATCTTGCAGCTTGCCAATGCGAGCCGTCAGTTCGTCCAGTTCCTCGGCTTGGTCCTGATACTGGACGTAATCCGCAACCGGAATAGTGCTGTCATTTGCCGTCGTCGCATTAAGCGGCGGCGGACATGGAAAGAAGTTCGTCAGACCCAGCGGGTCTTCCCGCTTGTCCAGAACCCCGCCCGTGTAGCCTTTACAAACCCAATAGGCCGTCTTTGTCGGCTTGTCCCAAATCTCATAGACCTCGCCAGTTTGGTTGGCCTGCTTTTGGGCATCCGACGCCATGTCCGTGCCGGTCGAGGTCGTCGTGATCGGCACGTTCTTGGCCATTGCAGCGCCAAAACGCTCAGTCAGTTCGGCTTTCGTCATATAGACGCGCCGTCCAACCCAGCGGACCTCAGCCCATTCCCGCGCCGGATTAGTCAGCCAGTCTTTCCATGAAACGTGGTCGCACTGGACTTCTTCGTAAACGACTTCCTCAGTGGCCTCCGGCGTCTCGACCTCGCCCGCCTCGGTGTCGTCGTCGTCTTGGACGCCCTCGCCTAGTTCGTAATCCTGCTCCGCGTTGACCTGACGCATATGCGGGATGTAACGCACCCACACTTGGCCTCGCCCCGGCAGCAGATAGTCCAGAACGCAAAGCTTCACGCGCCCGTCAAAGTCATACTGGTCGAGGCTGAACCCTAGCGCCCGTTCCAGAACCTCAGAGGCGACCTTGCCAACCGGGTCTTCATCACGATAGCGCCTGTCCACCATCGGCTTAGGCTGCTTGGCATAGATCGCGGGTTGAAGGGTCGAGACGTTAGACCACAGAACGGCAAAGCGACGGCGTTGGTCACCAACCGAGGGGCGGCCACCTGAGCGGGCGCGGTTCTCGTTCTTGAACCGCCGGACGATAATGTCGCCAGCCTTCCACCAAGGCTGAAGCTCCCGCTCCGACAGATTGATTTCGTCAATCCACTTCGTAACGAGGTCAATACCGTCTTGATTTTCAGGTTCGTCGGGAAGCATAGCCCCTCGCAAGCATTCAAGGGAACATATCGTGCGCGAAGCGTCTTGTCGATAGAACGATCATGCGCGTTCGTAGCCACTATGCACCGGCTGGTTAGCCAATAGGTCATCCCATGTCATGTCCCGGATGCCCTTGATCGGCTGTTCTGCCGCTTTGACCTCGGGCTTAATCTCTCGATAGGCCATCGCCAGATACCGGAACGCATCGGCAGCGTGGCTGGTCCAGTCGTGCTTAGGCCCGTCACGGAACACGCGGGCCTTGTCGTCATAGTCGGCTCGATACTGGCGCAGACATTCTAGCCCTGCCTTGCACTTTTCACGGTCAAACCAGATGCGCGGGAACAGAACACGGCCCGCGTTAATGCCGTCCAGCACCTTGTGATTAGGAACCAGTTTGGGCTTAAGCTTCAGCGTCAGCATCGTCTCAATCCGCGTCCGGCCCGTGCCTAGCTCTCGCACCCTCGCGTCATGCGGCACCCAATCCGTTTCGTATTTGTAAGGTTTGGCTTGTAGCACCTTGGCGTAATGCTCAATGCTCTCCCCGCTGGCCTCATAGAAGTCGATGACCCTGATTTCCGACCCGTAAGCCTGCCAGAACCAGATCGCCGTGCTGTCGCCTATACCCAAGTCCCATGTCGTATAGACCGGGAGCGCAGGGTCATATGGCACGTCCGTAATCCGTCCAGCCCGCTCGCTCTCGGCCATGTCCTTGCCGTAGTAAGCGCCGATGATTGCCGCCTCGAACGAGCATTCAAACTCCTGCTCATATTGCTCTGGCGTCATTTCCTTAGACGCGGCCACCAGTTCGCTTTGTGGCAGGATGCCAGTCTCAGACGCAGGCAGGAAGAACGGGAACCAGTCAGGGTCCGTTTTAGCTCGCTCGAACAAGTCAAAGAACGCATTGCGTCCCTTTGGCGTCCCGATGAACGTAGCTGTGCCTTGCCGGTCTGCCAGCATCGGGCGGATGATCGAGCCAAAGATGCCCGGATACATATCGGCATATTCGTCCAGCGTGGCATCATCCAGATAACCACCGCGCAGGGCATCCGGGTTGTCAGCGCCGTAAATCTTGATGCGCTTGCCGCCGATGAGCTCGACATACAGTTCTGATTCGTTTGGCGGCTTGGCCCAGATCGGCTGGCTGTATCGTTTCAGATACTCCCATGCCACGTCCTTTGCTTGCTTCAGGTAGGGCGCGAGATAGGCCGCTCGATAGTGGGGCTTGTCCGACACCACCGCATTGCGAATCATGTCGTTAATGCAAGCCACCGTCTTACCGCAGCGACGGTGCGCCACCCCGATTGCAAAGCGTTGCGTTCGGTTATGGAACGGCAAAAACACCCGGCGAGGGGCGTAGGGGATTACTCTGGGTTCAGCCAAGAGACACTGATCGAGATTGGCGCATCAGGGTCACCCGCAAGCTGCATCGGAAGAACCTTGCCAAGCAGCGACATAAACGGGCCGGGGTTCTCACTAGCCTGAACGGTCAGGTAATCCACCAAGCCTGTATCCGTGCCACCGCCTGCCTTTTGAGCAGCAAGCAGAATGGCGTCCTTAAGCAGCGCCGTGCTTTTGTTAGGCGTCCCCTTCTGGCGACCGCCTCGACGTTCACCGGGCAATGACGGTCTAAAGCCGGACAACATTTCACCATCTAGTTTAGTTCTGTGCGTCTAGCCTTAAGCCGTAGCGGGGGCGTAGTTGCGGGAGGGATGATGCATTAGAGAGGCTTTCCGGTCAAGGCTCGCTCTAGCGACCTGATGCGGTCTTCTAGCGCCGCGATTTTGTAGGGCACATAATCTGGACCCGGAACGCATTTAGCCCGCGCCTCAATAGCCTCCGCAGACGACGGCGGATAGCGGAAGTCTTTGTGCATCCATAGCGGCTTTGTCATGGCTTTCCGGTCAAGTCAGGTTGAGCAGGGCGCGGCGGGTCCGGTGAAACCCGTTATTCCGCGCCCACTAGGCCCTCTAACTCCTAGCTGCTCAATGGGGTGTCCCGCGCCATAACCACCAGTGCGGCGCTAATGGCGTAGGAAATAGCGTCTGCCGTTGTGTAGCTGTAACGGTCTTTGATGCGTTGCAGATCGGCGAGCTGGCCAGCGTCTAGCACTACCTCGACACGCTTTGCTCCTGACTGGGCTTGGCGGGAGCGTTCGATTTGTTTTTGAATGGCGCGAGTCATTTGCTCCACTCCAGACCGAGACGGCGAGCGCAATCCATTCCTATGCGGCCTTCGGTAATCACGTAGGACGCAAGATGCGGCGAGCGCCGGGCCGGAATCTCCACGGCTGCTCGTTCCCAATCGCCCGGATGAATCGCATCCATCG